ACCAGCATTATCAGTTACACAATCAAATATTGGAGGTCCAGGTTTATTAGCAACATTTTATAATAGTTTAACAAATCCAAATGTACCTGCATTAGTAATAACTACAGCAGGTAATGTAGGTATAAATACAACAACACCAGGATATTTATTAGATGTAAATGGTACAGTTAATGCATCAAATATTCGTGCAACTTATTCAAGTGCAATTCTTACAACTGCAGCACAACCATATATAACAAGTCTTGGAACATTAAGTTCATTAACTGTTAATGGCAATATAACAGGTACAATAAATACACCAGCACAACCAAATATAACAAGTGTTGGTACATTGACTTCATTAACTGTTATTGGTAGTACATCATCAAGTAATTTTACAGCTTATGGTGCACCATCAAGTAATATAGCAATTAGAACAAATAATCCAGTAAGTATATTTGCAAATAACGCAATATGGACTGGCACATCTTTCATGTCATCTTCAGATAAACGTATTAAGAAAAATATTAATGATTTATCAACATTATACAGTCTTGAAAAAATTAGACAAATACAACCACGTACATATAATTTTATAGATAATATAGCATATGGTAATAAATTAGTATATGGTTTTATTGCACAAGAAACGAGTAATATAATACCAGAATGTATTAGTTTACAATCACAATTTATTCCAAATATTTATACTAATGCGTTATATAATAACAAAAATATTACACTTATTGATAAAAATACATCTTGTATTGATACTAATAATAAAACAATTAAATTAGTAACACATGAGAATGATGCATTAATTGTGACATTAGATGAAATTATAGATATGTATAATTTTACAATTAAGGAAACTATTAATTATACAAACGTTTTTGTATATGGTCAATTTACAGAAGATTTTTATGTATTAGAAAAAGAAACAATATTTACACTTACAACTGGTGCAGTAAAAGCATTAGATATTGAAAATCAGGAATTAAAAAATAAAGTAAATAACTTAGAATCAATAGTATATGATTTAAATAAACGCTTACAAATATTAGAGTCAAAAGTATAAATAAAATAAATATTATAATCAATTAATAGTTTAATTTAAACAACTTCTTTAACTTTGCGAGGACGACCCATTTTTTTCTTTGGTACTTCACTATTAGTCTCATCAGTATTTTTACGCAACTGTTTACGTACACTACCTAATCTTATATAACTTGTAATATTTTTAGCACAACGATGCACATCAATACGTATATCAGCAATATCGCGAATTGTTTCTAAATGCGATATCATCATAATACTGTTATAATTACCAATTTTCATCAATAGTTCCATAATTTCTTTTGTTTTTAATATATTTGATGAATCACATGCAACAAACCCTTCATCAAGTATTAAATGTTTAATATTTTTACCAACTGCACCAATACGCATTAAAGCAATACGCATTGCCAATCCTGCAATATATTTTTGATATCCACTAGCATGATCTAATGTAGGTGTGCTGCCACGATCGTGTAACATAAATATTAATTTACCATATTTCATACGAATTTTAACACTAAATGTATCAATATTAATAATAAATGCATTCATTTCGCGTTCAATCATTGGAATAACCATATTTTTATATACCCAATTTTTAAATCCGTCAATCGTTTTTGTACCTACAAATCGTGTATGAAATTCAGTTAAACGTTCATAACGTTCTTTAATATCATTATATACAGTATTAATATTTTGAATATTTAATTCGTGTGAATTAGTACGTGTATAAATATCACGGTTTTTAATAAGTGTATTATTTAATTCGTCTATATTTTTATTTAATATTTCCATTAATTTATTATTTGCTTCATATTGACGTAACGATAATATACGCTTATATACGTCAATAGAGTTATTAATAGTATCAATATGTGATTTTATATGTATATAATTTTTATATGAGTCATATTCATTATTAATATTAAACCATGATTGTTTCCACGTATTTACATTTATAAGTTGTTTAATATTTTCTATATCACTAACCAATTTATTTTGCTTTGTATAATATAATTTGTCACTTTTAATATCAATAAGTATATCATTCCATTTATTATTTTCCTCAATAAATGATTTGTAATTTATTATATGTAAATTATTACTACTTATATCTTCAGTTATACGTTTCACACCGTCTTTAATAATATGCCAAAGTATACAATGTGACTTGTATTTTTCTATTGTGACAAGATGTACTTTTTGAGACCAGCTAATAAATTCTTCAGCAGAATTTTTATTGGCTACAGCAATAGTATATAGTTCATGTTTTTTAGCATATTCATTTAGAAATAGATTTAATAAACGTATAGATTCGCGCAACTTACATACTTCGTTATTCCATTTGTTCCACATAAACCACCATACTTTTGCCAATTTATTTTTACGTTTTTCTTCTTGTTTATGGGCATTTAATGATGATTCCCATAATGCATATTCAGATGTATAATAATCAATTTGATCATTATAACGATTTTTAATCATTATTTGTTCACGTACAGATTCTAATTTAGCTTGTGATTCAGTTAAATCAATTGTGTGTTTTTTCATATATGAATTATATTTAGCAATACGTTTATTTGTAGTTAGTAGTTGCTCTTTCAATTCTTGTAAGCGAATCATTTTTGGTTGTTTGCAACATGCCCAACATTCTGGATTAAATTCCATTTTATTAATTATATTTATTTCATCATTTATAGTAATCACATCCTTTTTTAATTGATGTAATGTATCACATGCAGTCTTAATTTTATTTACCCATACATCTAATTTTTCAGCATATGTTTCTAATTCACTAAGCGACTCGTCTGGAACAGTTTTAACAAACTCACACCATACATTCCATTTAATTTTCCATTCATTATATTTTGATACATTTGATACATCTTTTTCATATACTATAGGTTGTTGTAAAGATTCTAGTAATTCTTTCGTATATGTTTTAGTACTATTAATTTTATTAGCAACTTGTTCTACATATGCAACATTAGGCTTACGTATATATTCATCATTCATAAGTAATTCATATTTTGTTTGCATTGTATGTAACATAACAATAAGATCACTGGTCTGTGTAGTTAACCAAGTATCTGGAATTTCACTAATCCAAGTATTATATTCAGTAATTATTTTATCAATATTTGATACTTCAACTATGTTATTATATACAGGTTTAGATTGATTTAAAGACTCTAATGTATTAATATATGCAATATAAGTATTATACAACTCTTCAATATCTATATCATGTATAATTGAGTTTTTATAATTAATAATACACGATTCAATATTATTTTTATATTCTAGTTCCAAACCTAACTTCAAATCATTCACTGGAACAATAAGATTATCTTCGTAACTTTTATATAATTGCAATAGTTTATATAGTTCACTATTTTCTAATACATATGTATTTATTTTAGTTTCGTTTATTCCATTTGGCTCATGTATATATACGCGATTAATATCTAACCATTCATAGTATGCTTTTTCTTTTTCTTCAATAATAGCATATGGAAATACACATGTATGATTAGAAGTATGATACAATAACTCTTTTTCAAGACTTGCTAAAGTGTTATTATATGTATATAATGTATTATTAATAGATTCAATAGATTCTATTGATTCTATTGAATCTATAGTTTCTAAAGCGCCCAATTTAATATTACTTTCTTTCTCTAATAAGATGCGTTTTTCAATAAGTGTATCGCGTTGTATTTGTAATCTTATAATTTTTTCCTTATTAAGTTCATAATCATTTATATTAAAACCAGTATTTTTATATTCTTCTAACACTAATTCTAATTTACTTATATTAATTTCTATTTCATTATTTGATTCATTACAATTATTATTATATCCTGTTGAAACTTTTAAATTACCAATAGTAATTAATAAGTTATTGTTTACAAGTAATAAATCAGTATATGATTTTTTAGTTTCTTGTAGATTAACTTCAAGTTCATTTAAGTTATCTAACGTTATATCGCATGTACTACTTGGATTTTTCTTAGTATTAATTCCATTTGAATGCATTAATCCTTCACGATAACTTTGTACTTTTTCAAACACATATTTATGACCTTTCACAGTTTCTTCTAAATATGAAACAAATGAACTAATTGTATCCATATGTAACGCTTTTTCAATAATTAATTTTTGATCTGCAGGTTTATGCGTAAAGAAATTAATATTATCATTTTGACTTAATATAGTACTCATCAGCATTTCATCAATGGATCCAAAGTATTTTGCAATCCATACATCAACAGTTGATGCTCCTTCAGCAACGACTGTTTTGGTTTGAGTTTCATTATTTAATTTATAAACAGCAATAATACTGGGTTTAACAGAATCACTTTGTTCATCATTTGAATAATTTACAAATGTACGCTGTATTTCATATGTACACAATGATCCATTACCATGATCATTAATATCAATATAGAGTGAAACACCAGACACGGCACCACGTGGCTTATGATCATTAATAATTTTACAAGACATGACAGCCCCGCTAAAATCCCGCCGCGATGATGTAGGTTCGCCATAGATTGCAATACATAATACATCTAAGAAAGCCGATTTACCAGTCGCATTCGCACCATTAATTAATGCAATTTTATTTTCAATTAATGTAAAGTCAAAGTAATTTGATTCTCCATAACACATTAAATAATCCCATTGCATATATTTAAATGCTATATTATAATGATTGTGTGCAATTCCATTCACATGTGTATCATAAATAGTATATAATTTTTCTAATTTATTATTTCGTTGTTTAATACTATCCAATAAAGATTCATGTATACTATAATTAAATGGAATCATCATTTGTTTAGGATCATGTAACCACGATGATGATATTTCATGTTGCGTAGAATCAATATATGTTGATTTGAGATATGTTTCCCAGTATTCAGGACTATTTAGATTTGTCAATTTACTGATATCATCATCTAAACTGTCTTCTGTAATATTTACATCATATGTTTCGTCTTGTTTTGCATTAATAGATGAATTTACACCTGCATTTATAGATGCGTTTTGAACACTATATGAAGTTTTATTAATCAGTGCCAGTTTACTACGAAGAATAATCTCACATGGACTTATATTATAACGTTTAAATAACGCTTCACAAATTTCAATATCATCGCGATCACCAATAATACGTACACGTGGTGCAAGTGGGAAATATGGTAATGCAACTGCGTCTTTAAAACTATATTTAATAGTTGGTGCTATATAAATAGATTCATCAACAACTGTTAGTGCACCATAATTATTATTAATATGATGTGTAATACCTGATTTAGTTTTAACGTCCCAAAGTATATAACCATGACCTAATAATGTTTCGCCAAAGTCTTGTTGTATTAATGAACCAGGATAACCCCATTTCATAATTTGAATTGATTTTGATTCGCCAATATCATGTGTTTCGTGTGTTTCATGCATTTCACGTGTTTCATGCATTTCACGTGTTTCATGCATTTCACGTGTTTCATGCATTTCATGCATTTCGTGTGTTTCATGAATATGTAGTTGTTGTTTATGATTGTCTCCTAGCATTACAGCGTCATAACCAGCAAACCACATTAATGGATAACCGTGCGATACACTATCAGCACGTTTACCAGAAGGTAATGCAGATTGAGATATTGTACCATGAAATAATGCGACTTTAAAGTCAATACTTTCAGAAGTATTAAATAGTTTTGGACACGGAAACTCTGGCAAATTTTCAATAATTCCTGAAGTATTAAATGCACGTAATGTATCTTTAACGCTTACAATACCAAATCCAATATTACCCCAAATATAATGTCCTGTTTGAGATAAATAATGTATATTGAACTTGCGACTGTGACGTTTTTGATAAGGCGTACATAACATTTCAACTGAATCAGTAATAGATGGTTCAGATTGTTTATAATCGTGATTACCACAAATAATGCATATAGGTACTAGTTCAAGTAATTGGTTAATCCAATCAAAGAACACTTGTGTACCTGCAGATTCCATGCGACATTTACTGTGAAATATATCACCGCATATTACTAATAGGGCTGTTTCATTAATTACTGATTCAAATGCAGATATTTCATCTACAAACTTATCAAAAACATGTTTATATTCATTTACACGCGCAACTTCAGAATTACCTACACGAACGTGTATATCAGCAATATGTATTATATGAGTAATATGTTGCGTAGATAAGATATTCATATTATAATAAATAACTATTCAGGGTTTAAATAAATTTAATTATGTAATTTAAATAAACAAAAAAGAAACATTCAAATTTTATTATTACGTTTTATTTTTCAAAGACGGCTTTAAATTCGCCTTCAAAAGCGCCTTTTCAATCTTATTACCAGATATTTTTTTACCACCAGTTGTAGTACGAGATTCTGGAGTCTTATTCCAATATACTCTATTATTATCATAAAAAATCAGATGTGGATAATTTAAATTTAAATTTTTGTTCGTATCGTGCCAATAAGAATATTGTAAATTTAATAAAATACTATTACTAAATAATGGATATAGTACATTTATATCGCTATGATAATTCGCATAGACTCCTGAGTGTTCAATGTCTAAATATGGAAATAATTCAGATGGTTTTACTATTTTATAAGATTTATCTTTAATATCACGATTTAATTCTTTATTAGCTTCAACTATATTTTTATTAGTTTCATCTTTTATATTTTTATTTGGTGGACATTTATATGGTGGACATTTATATAAAGTATTATCATTATTATCTACATAATAATTATTTGTATTATTTACATATAATAAAGAATTAGTTATATCGTATTTAAAGTGCTCTTCTTCTGTAAAAGTATTTTTAATATTTGCTAAATTTGGAAAATGAAAATATGATGGTAATATACTTTTAAAATTAGGTAATAAGACATCATCAACATGATAACAATTAATAATATACGGTAATGACTTAATTGCAGAACAACCTATTGGTTTTAATGTATTTTTTTTACTAAGTATATTTCCAAATATAGTGAACAAATTTTTATTTAAATAGCGAGGAGAACCATATGTTATTATTCTAAGTTTAGTAAATATTTTTTGAAAATAACTGGGTTCTAATGTAGCAGCCATATATAAAAGAGTAAAATGTATAATTAATGAACCATGAGAACAACACATTATACATATATTGTGTATAGATATATCATCTAAATATGCTTGTATTTTACTAGATATATTACTCATCTTATCTATTGTATTTTGACTTGCTTTTGCTATTATACTTAAATCTAAACCTAAAGATCTATCTTTTTTTAATACTTTTAAATCAACAAGTGCATTATGTATATTACCAATTTCTGTAGTTACACGGCTTAAAATAGTTTTTGCATCTTTAATTTTGTTATATTCTAAATTTTCAATAATTAAATTATCTTTATAATGTAAAGTTCTTGGTTTATTAAATGATCCTACACCACCTATAGTTAACAAAGCAGTATTTTTAAGTTGATTTAGATCACAATTTGTATAATAATTGTTAATAAAATCTATCTGGTCCATGTATGAATTTTTTTCATCTGTTTCACCTGGAGCTATTTTATTTTGTCTAAATGTAAAACAATTCATGTAATAAATTTACTATATTACAATAATACTATAAAAAATATTTATTTTATTATGATTATATCAATGATCACAATGATAATAATCTAACTACTATAACTACTACTACTACTATATGAACCTAACGCATCTACATTTAACACACTTTTAGGTGTAGCACTAGAACTTCTTTTAGATGATGTAATATCATTATTTTTTAAATTTATAATATTACTAATATAATTAATATACATAGCGTTAGGTGAATTTTTATTACAACTATTTGTTAAATGATATATTCTATATATTTCATTAATCATATCTAATTGTGAAGGCATCACAATTTTAAGATATGTATATAATTTGGGTATTATTTCTGTTTCATTATTATTTTTATCTGTATATTGTATATCAATATTATTTGCCAGTACGACTGCTAAACGAATGATACTATAAAGTCTATTAGTATCATTTGAATAACTTATTATTTTCATAAAATTTGTATGGCATTTCATAATTAAGTCAATATTATTTGTATTTGTAACAAGTACATCTCTTAAAAACTCGTGTATAGTTGCCATAGCTTTAAAATACTCTGGACTTGTGCAAAATACTTTATCAACTGTATATTTGTCAGAATTATTTGTTCTACTCATATTAATAATTTAATATATTTTAATTACAAATATAAATATAATAATCATTTTTTATTAAATATAATTTATTAAATAATTTATATAATAATTTATTCTAAATTACGTAAGCATATTTCAATATCACGTGCACTCCATATAGTGTTTGATGTTTGTGTTAATGTTACAGATTTTTTACTAGTATAATCAACACATGCGTTAAATTCTTTTTTATTATATGTAAACTTACTTTCTGGATATATTAATCCTAATAATTCATCTGACATGAAAGCTATATTTGGATATACACACGATAATACTAAACTGGCTAATGCATAGCCAGTACCTTTGAGTGTCTTATATGTTTCAACAGCTTCCATATATTTACCAGTTTTACATAATGCAAATGCACGTGTGCTTGTAGTTTGTACATCTGTTTCAGTAAGTTCTTTCGCATATTTCATCAACATTGGACGGGTTTTACCTTGAGACATTTTCCATTGAAGCAATTGTATATGTGTGTCCTTTGTAATATATGACGCATCATTTGCTATAACACCTATATATGGATCTACATATATATCTGTCTTAACAAACTTGTTTTTACAAATCATCCATAATTTATAATCGTCACTGTTAAACAGCGTTTTTCGTGTTATATGCTGCATTTTTGTTTTTGGATTAAAAACGGATTCTGGAGTGCGCCATTGTACTTGCAATGCTTCGGCAAATAAACGATCGGTATCAGACCAGTCACCATCACGTCCCAATGCATCTCCAACAAAGAATGATGATTTTTTAGACCATGTTTTGTTTTTATAATTTTGCATGACAACATCAAATAATATTGTAGATGGTTTATAGTCTGCTTTATCAAGTGCTATAGAAGCATACATTGGAATATGCAAAGAGCCTAAAACTTCTTTAATTTGATCAACTTTCCATAATTTCGTTTGTTGTGTACATATAATAATCATATAACCTTTGTCATATGTTTCTTGCAACACCTTTGGTACATCAGGAAAAGCCCACATATAATCATCAACATCTTTAGGAAAACGCCGACCTTCTTTAGGACGAATTAATGTTTCATCATAATCAAATAATGCAATTTTCTTACGAAATCGCGGTGTCATAAACTTTAACACAGTAGGTGCCATTATAATTATTTTATAATTTAATTATAAAAATAATATTTATTCATTTTTTAGTTTTAAATAATAAAAGTAAATAAAATAAGTAAACATAAAATGGTTTAAAGATATACTACTTTAATGTATTAAATTATGGCTCTTTCACGTAATAATTCATTATTTAGCAAAGCAAAACCAGTATGTATTTTAAAATCAAAGAAAGTATATGCTGTTGGATCAAAAATAGAGCACACGCACCATGATACCAATACTAAACAAACAACTTCACGTATAGAAATAAAAATACCACCTAAAAATGTGACATTAAAACATAAAGTAAATACCACTAAATTGGATTTTAATGATGTATTAATTGTACCAAAACAAACATCACTATATTCTCGTAAAGAAGTTTCATTAACAAGAAAAATTAGGTTTAATAATGAAGTAACATGGGAAGGTGTTCCAATTATATCTTCAAATATGGATACAGTTTCAAATATGAGTACATTTAAAGTTCTAAAACAATATCAATATATTACATGTTTTCCAAAATATTTTAATGATATTTGGTTTAGCACACCAGAACTATCGCGAATGCCAGAAGATCTTAAATATACAGACAATTATATGTTAAGTTGTGGAATATCAAAAACAGAATTAATTAAAATGACAAATATTATTAATTATTTAGCATTAAAAGGTATAAATTTAAAATTTATTTGTATTGACGTAGCCAACGGATATATGAATACTCTTGAAGAAGCATGTGTATATTTTAGAGATAAATTTCCAAATATTGTTATTGTGGCAGGTAACGTTGTAACACCAGATATTACTTATAATTTAATTAAATATGCTGGTGTTAATATTGTTAAAATTGGTATTGGATCTGGAAGCGTATGCACAACACGTCTTAAAGCTGGAGTAGGATATCCTCAATTGTCAGCAGTTTTAGAATGTAGTGATGCAGCACATAGTGCTGGTGGATATATTATATCAGATGGAGGAATTATACACCCATGCGATTTTTCAAAAGCATTAGGTGCTGGTGCTGATTTTGTAATGTGTGGGTCTATTTTTGCAGGTCACGAAGAATCTCCTGGAGAATTAATTACAGATAATTTAACACAAATGCAATATAAAACATTTTATGGAATGTCTTCTCAAACAGCAAATATTAAATATAATAATGGTCTACAATATTATCGTTCTGCAGAAGGTAAAGAAGTGGCTATTCCATTAAAAGGATCGTTACATGATACATTAAAAGATATTAATGGATCAATACGTTCAACATGCACATACACAAACTCAAAATATATTGAAGAATTACATAAAAATACACAATTTGTAAAAGTTAATCATCATCATAATACATCATTAAATTAGTTAAAATAAATGGATTTAAACATAAATATTATTATAGTATAATATTATAGTATTAGTAATATGCCTGGCGGTCTTTTACAATTAGTAGCCTATGGAGCTCAAGATATTTATCTTACAGGTAATCCTCAAATAACATTTTTCAAAGTGGTGTATCGTAGACATACTAATTTTGCATTAGAAACAATTAGAAATACTTTTGTAGGTAATTTAATATTTGGTGGTTTAAATAGCGTGGTTCTAGAAAGAGCAGCAGATTTAGTATCAAAAACATATGTTCGTGTTGTATTAAGTGCTGGTACCGCTCCAGCTGGTGCTCAATGGTCATGGGTAACAAATATTGGTCATGCATTATTAAAAACAATTGAACTTCAAATTGGAGGTCAACGTATAGATTATTATACAAGTGAATGGCTTCAATTGTATAATGAACTAAGACTTAATGCTGAACAAGAACGAGGCTACAATATAATGACTGGTAATGTTGCATCAATGACTACATTAAATCAAACACATGATCAATACACATTATATATACCATTACGCTTCTTCTTTGATCGCAATGTCGGACTTGCACTTCCTTTGATATCTCTTCAATACCATGAAGTAAAAATTAATATTTTATTTGAATCAATCAGTAATTTAATTAATACAACTGGATTTGCAAATGGTGTAGATCCAGTAGCTGCATTAGGATTAAGTATGGTTGAAGCAACATTTGAATGTGGTATGGTGTATTTAGATACTGATGAACGCCGCCGATTTGCACAACTTGCTCATGAATTATTAATTGAACAAGTTCAAATGGCGGGTCCAGATACAGTATCAGCACGTAATAATCAAGTGCTTACATTTAGTCATCCTGTTAAAGAAATTGTATGGGGTGTTCATGCGGGAAAAATGGCAAATACTGGAGGTGGCTATAAATATTTATGGTATGATCCAAATGATCTTGATAATATGCGCCTTATTGCAACAAAACGTTTTGTTCTTGCATGTGCATTATATGATGGTGGTGGTGCTTTAGTATTAAATAATACATTGATTGATACAAATACTATTATGCCAAATCCTTCATTAAGTGCATCATTACTTGCAATTTTTAATACTATTAGTGCATCTGCTGTAGCAACTACACCATCAATCTATAATGTAGCTGTACTTGGTAATTTATTAACATTGGCTCAAATATCTACTTCTGTAGATGTATTATTTAATGGATTAACCCGTCCAACAACTGGAGATGGTGCAGCATTTAATGATGTTACTATTAAAATGCCATTTAACTATGGATTATATTTGGATGGTAGTATTAATCCATTAGATAACGGAAAAGTTGTATTAAACGGTCAAGACCGTTTTAGAGCTCAAGATGCAACATATTTTAATTATTTACAACCATATGAACATCATACACGAACACCAGCAGATGGAATAAATGTATATAGTTTTGCCATTGCACCAGAAGAACATCAACCTAGCGGGTCATTGAATTTTTCACGCGTAGATACTGCAGTATTACAAACATTTGTAAGTGATGCAAATATGACTATATTAGGAACAGATAGTTTATGCACAGTATATGCATTATCATATAATGTTTTACGTATAATGAGTGGTATGGGTGGATTAGCATATACTACATAAATTAACTAGAATATTACATAACCCAAAATTAACTAAAATATATCAATAACCCAAAAATAATTACTATTTAAATAATTTATTATTTTTATATAGATAACGTAAGTTAATGTCTTTATCACCAATAATATCTAGAGATATCGTGAACACGCGATTATTATTAAATGCTATAAAACGCGAAAAATATATGGACACATTGCGAGACGCTGTAGTAGGAGACTACAAATGGTCTGCATGTAATAGTAGTTACAATGGATGGTTGATATGTAATGGATCTGCATTAGATAGAGTTACATACAGTGCATTATATAATGTAATTGGTACAACATATGGTAGTAATAATACTTCTGATTTCAAATTACCAGACTGTCGTGGTCGTATTATAGCTGCACCAGGAACACCTTACATCGGTGCAAATACTCTTTCATTTGGTAATCGTTTTGGCTATCAAACACATACATTATCTGTTTCAGAAATGCCATCACATACACATACAGGTACTACAAATGAGTATGTTGATACACCAGAATCAGAAAATGTTGCTCTAACTGGAACTGGTACAGCTGTAGTATCTGGATCTACTCAACGACACTTAACATTTACTACAGATCCAAGAGGAAGTACTTTACCACACGATATACAAAATCCAACAATTGTAATTGGCAACGTATTTTTATACTCTGGTGTACTTGAGCCATATGTACCTACAGTTGATATAATTGGTCCTAATGACAATACATATAATGCTTAATTAGTAAATTGAGTAAATATATATTATTTTTATAAGAATTACTCATAATTATTATTTTACAAATTCCTTCATTCACTCACTCAAATAGTTACAATAGAAAAACATTTACAAATAACTCAAAAAAACTCATTTTTTAATTTATATTATTTATGTATTATTAATATAGGTCAACTTATAAATGTCCGTAACAGGAAATATTAAAACAAACAAACTAACCCTTCAAGGACACGGGGCCTTGAATTCAAGCAATGTAGTATTAGAAGTAGCTGACAGTACATTTAGTATTTCAATGGGAGCAGAAAAACTAATAACTTTATCACCATCAGGACTAGATGATTTAATTGATAGTTCTGTAGATACAACTAGTCTTTTGACTATAAATCGTAATACAATAGTTGCAGGATCACTCGGGGTTTCTGGTAATACAACAGTATCCGGAACACTCGGGGTTTCTAGTAATACAACAGTCTCTGGAGCACTAAGAGTTACTGGAAATACAACAGTATCCGGAGCACTTACTATTGGATCAAATATAGTTTTAAATGGAGGCATTGATCAAAGTTTAAAAACAGCATTATCTAATATAATTAATAGTAATGCATGGCAACCATCATTTGGTTCTAATATTATGTCTTTAACTGGAACTGCTGGAGTAGCTAAATCATGTATCACATTACCATATACTACAAATGTATTTACCCCACTTATTGGAGTACATTTATATAATAATGGAGAGTCGTGGCAATATCAAAAAGGTATTTCTAGTTCATCTCCAGCAAATTCTAATATACTTGTAGATGAAAATACAACATATTATTATGCATCAATGTCTAAGACGGTTACCGCTTTAATGTATGCGCGTCTTAAAACATTAAAGGCAATTCCGCCAGGAGTTTCAGCAAAAATGGTGGACTTTTTTCCAAGTATGTCAAATTATACATATTGGGTTCCATCACTAGTCGCAACTTCAAATGCAAATACAATTGGTGCAAACACAGATGCAGGTACATCAGGTCTATATCCGTGGGTAAACTGTGTTCAATCAACTCGTGATTTATATGTTGATGATGTATTTTCTGAATCTGTAGGTTTTCATTGTGGATTTGATGCAGCTACTGTTCTAAATCCAGTAACACCATTTACCGCACCAGTTACATATCAACAGGCAGCTCAATACTTTTACAGTGCTGGAGAACTTACTACATATTATCCAGAAGCTGATCAAACTAAACTTAATGCACCATATAATTTTGTATGGGCTTACGGTTATGCAAATGATATGTTATATGGGACAGCATATAATGGTGCTGCAACAAATCCTGATTTAAATTTTGAAGCATGGTTGAGTAAATATAATTCTAAAGGTAGAATTTTACTTATGTATGAACATGGTAATTTAAATTATAACTCTTCTGAAAACTTTAGTACAGCATTAATAACACGAGCTTATCAAAATTTTTATCCATCTGCCGCAAGTATGAGTTGTTTTGAAATATTTAAAAAAGAACTATTAGATCCAACTGGATCACAAATGGTAACTAGTTTTACAGGCTCTACTGACCCAAAATATGTAAAAATGGCATCAGTCTGGAAAGATTATAATTCAGCTGGTTGGGTACCTGATTCATTATATGATTTAAGAAATCCTGGATTTTCACTATATAATGCTGCATATGTGGATCCTGTAGCTCCTTTAGGTGGTTTAACACTTTCTTATGTTCACAGAAACATGTATGGAAACAATGGTTTTATAGGTACATTACAAGATTTATCAAAAGTTTTACAAGTTATTTCTCGTAAAGGTATTTTATCAAATGGAAAACGTCTAATTAATGCAATGGAAATAGCTAATATGATGGTTCCTCGTATAAAAACAAGTGAACATAGTGGGTTAGGATTACAAGCAGTATATAATAATGATTTTGAGACATTTAGTTTAGGAGGATCTGCGAATGGTCCAAATTATGCAAACGCAGATACTATTGATCCTACTAGAGCCTATTTAAAACCAGCTCAAGGAATACTGACATCAAAAAAAATGGGAAGTTCTATTAATTATGCAGCCCCATCTTCGGTGTTTTCATGGGGTGGTGCAACTGGATGTATTTTTTCAGCAGGTATTGAGAAAGAAAATGTATTCGTGATGTCACTAATGGAATGTAATAGTGGAATGGGAAGTTATGCTGTATTAAACCCTATAAGTAATTTATTAAATAATGTCTTAAATTCTGGTGCAAACTCTACAACAGAAATTTATATACCTTAAATTTATTTAAAAAAATAAATAAAAAATGGAAAATATTATTATTTTTATAATATATTATAAAATAATGCAACCACCGTCAACAGTTAATCCCATGAATAGAATGGATAGTGCTAATAATTTAAATCCATTATTTACTCCTCACGATTATAATACACATTGTAATAATATATCTAAATGGATATATTTACTTAGTTGTGGGGCATTTTCAATATGTACATGCGGTGCGTTTTGTGGAGGATGTTGTGGAGTTATATGTGGTCCAAATATTTTAGATTCTAAAACTTCTGGAACTGACAAAAATATTAGTAATGCTGTAAAATGGATAGAAGCATATGTAATTGGTATTACATATTTACCAACACTTGGATATTGCTGTGGTTATTGTGGTAAATATTCTCCAAATGATCTTATTAAGACTACCAATAAAAATACTATAAATAATATTTAACAAGATATTTAATACTATCAAAATATTTAAAATAAAAATAATAGATAGTATAATGTTTAAATTTATAAATAATTCTACAAATAAAATAACAGAAGAAAAACAACCTATTAAAGAGACCTTGATTAACAACAAGATTAATATAGATTCTATAGACTTAGTATCTTCAGATATTAAAAATAATGATAAAATAAAAGAAAAAGAAGACACATATGATGATATAGATGTAGATAAAATATGTTAAAATTAGTATATAAAAAGTAAAATTTGATTTATTATATTTATTTTTGTACAATACAATGGATATGCTGTCACATATGCGTATATACTCTGATTCAAATATTTATGATATTATTGAGCAATATATTAAATTAAATAGTGATAAAATAATCATTGCATTTATTGCATTGAATGTAGTATATACAGTTATTACTATTATGTATATGATGTATTTATATGTATATTATGTATATCATATTGTAAAGAGTATTATGTATTATTTAATACTAAAACGCATATATAATCACGCGCGTATCACTAACAATTTGGATCAACCATTAGTTGTTAAACACAAGATTAAATATACACTTGATAAACAAGAAAACTTAGTTATAACAATTAATAATTCATCAGATTCAAAAAGAATTGTTACTGTAGTACCACGTTTACGTCATAATATGCAAACACGTAGTAAAACAAAAAATATGTAAGAAATTAATAAAATTATTTATAAATAGCAAAAATATTACATAATATTTTTGCTATTATTTTTATTTATAAAAAATGAAATTTTGTACTTACTAAAACAATGTGTAATTCTTTAATGAATCATCAACATAGATGGACTGAGTCTGAAGAAATCCATATGCATTTATTATTTGATGATGCAAAATTACCAATTAATATTATTGCAGAGATTATAAAATTACCTGTTAGAACTGTTATACAAAAATTAGTAGAATTGAAGAAGATTGATGATCCTAATCCAGTAATGACGCAAATTATTGAACTACAAAAAAAATATATCAAAGAAAATAATGGTAGAAATATGTATAACCATACTGAATTACTGTGCGAAATTGTATCAGGTCTGTGTAAGCGAATTGAAGTATTAGAGAAAAAATGTATTTAATTCATATTTAACTATATAATTATTTTTGTTTATTTATAATCACTTAAGAAATATAGTTATTATATAATTATGTCTATTCATATACATTCAGAAGAAGAACTACTAACATGCTTAAATAATTATTATGTTATTATAAAGTTCTCAGCATCATGGTGTGGTCCCTGTAAAGTTATTGAACCATTTTATAAAGAGTTAGCAAAAAATAATCCTGATGTGTGTTTTTTAAGTATAGACGTTGACGAATGTGAAAGTATAGCACAATACTATAATGTAACAGGAATGCCAACATTTGTTGGAGTTGTTAATAAAAATGAAGTTGGACGTTTTGCAGGTGCAGTAAAAGACAAATTAGAAGCACTTATTATGAATGTAAAACAAATGTAAAGAAATTATTTTTAATATGACATAACCCTTATTAGGAAGTTAGTTAAATTACAAAACTATTTTTCAAAGATTCTATTTATATAGTGAAAATATATTTTTAATATTAAATCTAAAATTCTTGCTTTATCTCCTTCGGAGACTAACAGAATAATATACTGCTCTATCTGTATTGCATCCAAATATTCCCTAATAAATTTTTACCTAACACTACAATTTTTCCATCTATTACTACTCCTTTGCCTTCCCATATTCTAGTCGTTTTTAATTTTTCTTCACTACATCTCATAGCAGGATGTATTAATATTTTATTTTCACTTTTCAATAAATCATTTTTAACTTCATCGTAGTTATTAAACTTCCAATCACATATTTTATGTTGAACATCTATACTAATATTTATCCATAATTTCAATTCTATATCATTCAATAATAGTCCTTTTTTACCACCCATTTTTTTAGCAATTGCTCCTGTTTTATATTTT